TATGAGAGAGATCGCATGATGTAAAGCGAGGTCGCCGTGCCGATGTCGCCGGCATACACATCCCGGATCGTGACCGTGATCGAGTTCGGGCCGGGATTTAATATCGGCGTGATGTTGAGGGCCGGTAGGAAATCACCTGTACCCCCGTGTTCCTGGGAGACTGTCCCGCCCGAGGCCGAGACGTCGATCACATCGTCTATCGCGATCTGCCCCGGGGTGGTCTGGCTGGATGACACGTACACAGACCCCTGACCATCCCATCCCCAGGTGATTGGGTAGCTCACCTCCTCATATTGTGTCGAGACGCCCCTCACCCAGGCCTCGCATATCTGGGTTGGATTCGACTGGGACCCGTACCATTTCGGGATTTGAGTCATCAGGTACCCATTCGAATATGTCGACCCGGCCTTCCCCCAGGCGCAGTAGTAGTAGGGCAGGCGGTAGTCGAGCCCGGCGTCTGTCGTCTCGCTCCCCGCGCTCTCGTAGACGACTGTGCCGTCGTTGATGTGCACCGGGTAGCGGTCCGGCCGCCGCACGATCCGGACCGCGGTGTTGCCCTCCCCTGGCAGCCAGTCGAGATCCGCTGCGCTCGGCCCGGTCCGGACGGCACTGAAGTTCCCGGGGGGCATCACCGACGGCGACGACCCGCCCTCATCGTCCGCCGACGCCAGGCACACGTGGCCGCCGTTCCGCAGCGGGTAGAGGATCACCTTATCGCCGACCTGCGGTGACGCGGGCTTGACTGCATAGATCTGCCCGTTTGCGCCCGGGATCAGCACGGCCTTATCGCCCACCGAGATCGTGCCGGATCGGACGGTCACCCGCCCGCCGTCGCGGAGAGGGAGGGTTACGACCTTGTCGCCGACCTGCAGCGTCACACAATCCGCCCCCGGACGCTCGAGTCGGCCCTACGCTCCAACTCCACGATCGCCTCGGCGCCGTCGATGCCGACCACGGTGCCGACCTCGCCCGCTGCGAGCCGGTCGATCTGGCTCTGCGAGATCGTCTGGACCTCGGAGACCGAGTCTGCAGTCTGCGACCGCTGCAGCCTCCGAAGGTCGGAGAGCCGCGAGTTGGGCGTGACGGTGATCCCGACCTCGGTGTGCGTCGGCAGGACGCGGTACCGGATCGAGACGATCCGCATGACGTCCCCGTCCGGGATGGCGTCGAAACCGTAGAACTGGCAGCGCTGGTAGAGTTCGAGGTCGGTGCGGTCGATCAGGGTCAGGGTGTAGGTGTAGGAGTACGCCGTGTAGTAGGCATACAGCTCGTCCGCCCGGGCGCTGCACCAGCCTCCGTGGTCGGCATCGATCGGCAGGTCGGACCGCTCCTCGAGGTACTCGATCGGCAGTTCCTCGCCCGCCTGCAGAGCCGGCGTCTCGCGGACGGCGTGGAACCACGCCCCGCTCGGTGAGGCCGACCGAACCTCGATCCGATTGTACTTCTCGTCGGACTGCAGGGTCACCCGGACCCCGTTCTTGATGCCCGGGTCGGGGGCGGTGAACGTCACCATCGGTGGAAGGTCGAGCCCATGATAGGGGTGGTCGATATCGTCCTGGTGCACCAGGTAGGCACAGGGCGTCATCGCCCCGTTGATAGCGTGCCATTTGACCAGGAACACCATGCCGGAGTACTCACAGACCTCCTGGATCGCCTGCACCTTCGTGGCCTTCGGCTGGAAATTCCAGTCCTTCGGGGTGTAGGGGTGTCCATACGTCGACGGGTTGTGGATCCGGTAAGGCATGATGCCCGAAACTCGCTCCCAGTAGGACGGGCTGCCGGCCTGGATGGTCTCCTCGCCAAGCCAGTACTTGATGAGGCTCATCGGGGTCCAGAAATAGTCTGCTGGGTAGAACAGGTCGCCGTCCGGCAGGTACTGCCTGGTCAGGTAGAACCCGGCATCGAACCCCTGTATCGTCGATTTATCCGCAGCGACGGCCTGAACGTAGTCCCTCCCCGGCACGAACCCGAAGAAGATCGTCCTGAGGACCCCGTTGTGGTCCGGGACCTTGACTGCGAACGACTTGTAGGCCAGCGGCGCCTGGAGCCCGTCGATCCGGCCGTCGCACCGCCAGAGTGCGTCCTGCGCTGACCGGGAGATGTCGAGGCTCTCGAACCGGTACTGCCAGACGTCGAACTGCACCGGCGTGGGAGCGACGTATGCCGACCCCTCTCCTGCCTCGATGTCGAGCGGGGTGGTCAGGCACGCCGGTCCAGACGCTATGCCCCCGGTACCGGTTGGGGTCGCTGGTGCGGGCACCAGGCGGAGGCCCGTCTGCATCCCTGCCGCCCCCGCGATCGGGATCGGGCTCCGAACGGTCGTCTCGATCGAGATCGAGCCTGCCCCCACAACGCCCGCTCTCTCGTCGCCAATGACCTGGACAGATCCGACCCCCGCGAACCAGATCGTGGCGTGGCGGAGGAGGGGGAGCGAGAGCCAGGTGGGGCCCTCAGGAAGGTAAGGGTTCGGCTCGGGGACCGGGCCGATCGAGAGCGTCGGCTCGGTGGCGGCGTAATACCGCACCCTCACCCAGTCGATATATCTGTTTCCTCCGTCCCCAGATGTGTACTCGCCCTGATGGAAATGGAGGTGCATTGTCCCTGCGGCGTACGTCGAATCCGAGACGGCCTTCAGCGTTGTCGCGTCTCGCTTCCAGACGATATTGTCTGACGCATCCCACCGGACCTGCATAACGTAATAGGTGTTCAGAGAGGGGTGCGGAGCTACAGTATCGATGTATGCGATGTTAGTATATGACCCCGTCCCTCGTTTTCTAATTCCGTGGAACCAGTTTCCTTCCGTGCCGGTGGTGTCCGAATCCTGACAGAAGAGAATGTATCCATTGCCGAGGGATGTGTGCCACCAATCCGAGGTCCCTCCGCTGAGGTCTTCGAGCGTCGTATCGCTCCCGAAGGTTGTATCGTGATAATGGCCGTGATCGACCTTTTCCCGGTACTCAATATAGATACCCTTTTCAAACGTTGCCTTGGATACGACGTTCCCGGAGGAAATTACGTTCGCTTTCCCCGCGAGTTGCAGATTCCCGCTCCCGTCGTGCTGCACCACCGCAGACGCAGATCCCTTCTTCTCCACAGTCCATTTGTTCGTGTCGATGCTGGCCCCGTCAAAATCATCGAAGATGAGAAAAACCGAATCCCCGTCGCTCGCGTCCTCCGCCCCCGGATTGCCGAAGAGCATCCAGATGAACGTATCGCTCGCCGGCAGCGCGATCCAGACGGTTGCTGACGTGCTCGCGGTGTAGGTCTCGATCCAGTAGGGGAGTTGCTCTCCCCTCGGAGAGAAGAATCGGACGTCTGAAAAATCAGGGTTCATTCCCTCGCGCCAGGCGAGCGAGATCGAGCCCTGGAACCCCTCGGTCGAGGACGGGTTGGCAATACTGATCCGGGCCTGATACGCCCACTCATAAAATTGATGGATGGTCGCCGTCATGGTGCGACCTCAGGACGTCGAGAGGACGTTCTTGTGCGCGTAGGCGGTCAGGCTCGTGATCGTGTAGGTGTTGTCCCCGTTGTAGACCGCGACCTTCACACACTGGGCCGGGATCGGGAACGGGAAGTACTGCTGGTGCGCCAATCCCGCGTCCCGGAGGGCCATCGTCCGCTCGTAGACCGGCTCATCGGAGTAGTTCGTCCCGTCGATCTTCGCGTAGACCCGGAGGACCGCCGCGACCGTCGCGGAGGCATTGTAGGTCATCGTCACCCCGACCCCGAAGAGGCCGACGCACCCGTTCAAGTCGATCTCGCTCGAGAGATCGGATTCCGTCTCGACCGGGACCTCCGCGTCGGTCAGGACTGCGGAGGAGGGGTCATTCCAGGCAATCCCTGCGACCATCAGGGGGCCCTCCCCTCGGTGAAGACGATCGAGACCGTCAGCCTCTCGGTGTTGTCGAGCATCTTGGTGCTGCTGTACTTGTGCCGCATCAGCATGTGGCCGGCGATCGCAGCGTCAAAGATCCCGACCTCGTTGATGGTCTGTCCGTCGGCGGTCGCGGTGAACTCCTTCGACCAGGTCGCTTTGCCGATCGCCTCATACCCGCAGGTCGCCGCCGCCCGGGCGAGGCCGTTCGCCGTGAGTTCGGTCACCAGTGCCGTCTGGTCGATCGCCTCGACCGTCGTGCCGGAACCAAGCGCGATGTATGTAAACGGGGCAGTTGAGCCGCCGTTTATCAACTTCGCGATGTACTCGAGCCCCGTATTAACCAGTGTTGCCATGCTGTATCACCTTCCCGTCCTTCACTTCGTATTCCTCTGTCTCTTCCTCGATCCGACCGTCCTTCCGGCGGATCGTCGTTGTCAGTGTCAGTGTACCATCTCCCTGAATCATGCCGTGTCCCTCACAAACGTCACCGTGTACCACCAGTTCCCGCCCGGGTCCTGCTCCAGCCGGTCCCAGGACTTGATCGCGCAGTTGGTATACGAGGTGCCGTCGATGACCAGCGTCGCCTTCTGCCCGATCTTCGCGAGCAGGTTGCTGACGTCGCTGTAGGTCTGCGTGCAGCACACGAATTTGACCCGGAACCCGGTCTCGGTCGTCGTCTGTACCGCGGTCTTGCCGGAGAGGAGGGTCGTCTCGTTGGTGAGCACGACCGGGGCGAGGTTGAACGGGGCCGGGTTTTTCAGCTCGACACCGTCGAAGGTGACAGTCACGCTCTCACCCCCCGCCGCACCCGCTTCGACCGCTGCATCTCCTCCCACCGTCGGAAGATCTCGTCGAGGTCCTGATCGTTCCGGACGATGACCTGCCCGATCGAGAGAGTGTCCCCGCCGATCGAGGTCGTACTGTTACCGCCGCCCCGTAGCGGGACGATCGCCTCCGGACCGGCCTCCCCCACCAGGGCGAGGGTCGGTTTCGTGACGACGCCTCCCGACGCGAGGCCCGGGACGGATCCGGTCTTCCCGCCGAACCACCCGAGATCCACGCCGATGTCCCGGAGAATCGGGTTCTGGTCGAAGTAGGTCTTCAGCGCGGCCCACCGATCCTTGTAGCCCTGATGCAGGTCCTCGTCGTTCTGCTCGGCGATCGCGTCGTAGATCGCCTGCAGGTTGTTCCGGTCCTCGAGCGCCGTTTCCATCAGGGCTGTTTCCTCGTCCTTCTGCTCCTGGAGCTCGGAGAGCCTGGCCTGGGCCTGGGCAATGGTTCTCCCCCCGAGGATCTCGTCCTGCTCAGCCTCGAGGTCGCTGAGCCTCTTCCTGGCATCATCGAGCCGGTCCTGCGCGTCCCTAATAGCCAGGTCGGCCTCTCTCCGGTCAAGGGATGTGGCATCCGGGCCGAGGTTCCGCTGCCGCTCCCTCGCCCGCTCAAGCGCGATCTGGGCGTGCTCGATGGCCCGGCTCTGGTCATCGATGTCCTCGGGCATCTCCATCGCACGGTCGATCGCGGCCTTGAGCTCGTCATACTCCCGGCCGAGCTCTGAAACTACTCGCTGATGATCAGCGTAGGCGCGGTCGGCGTTCCGGAGTTCGTCCTCCGCCGCATCCATCGCGTCCCGCAGCGTTGCCGCGTAATCGAGAGCGTCCGCCTCGGCGTCCCGGGCAGCCTCGCCAGAATTCCACCATGCATCCGCGATGCCCTCGACGGTATCGATTGCCGGCGCCAGGCCCATGAGCGGGCCCGTGAGCCAGACCGCCTTGCGCCCGACCTTCTCGATCGCGGACGCACTCTCCGCCCCCCGGGTGCCGATCGTGTCGAGCAGGTCCTGGAACGGGTACCTCGCGTTCCGCGCCTCGTCGGCCATCTCCCGGAGGTCGTCGGCAGAGTAGGCCATCGCGTCGGACATGTCGAACGCCTTCTCCTCGGCCCGGCCCATCCACCAGGTGAGCGCCGCGAGCGCGGCCACCAGGCCGGCGACCCCGAGCGCCACCATGCCGGCGGGAGTGGTGAGGAGCGCGGCCGAGAAGCCCCGGGTGGCGAGCGTGGCAGCGAAGGTGGAGACCTTGTACGCCTCGATCGCAAGCCGGATCTGTCCGATCGCGCTGACCATCGACCCGGCTAACCAGATCGCCGGCCCGAGCGCGGCAGCGAACCCCCCGGTGATCAGGATGACGGTCCGGGTCGAGTCGTCCAGCCGCTCGTAGCCGTTGATCATCTGCCGGACGATATCGATCCCGGACTTCGCGATCGGGAGGAGATCGCGGCCGACGGTCTCGCCCAGCTCCTTCATGTCGGCAGCCAGGGCTTTCTCCTGGTTCGAGAATGACTCGGCGGTCCGTTCCGCGTCGCCCTGGGCGTCGGTGGTGGCCCGGAGGATGATGTTCATACGGGCCTGCGCCTTCTCGGCGTCGGTGGCCGCTTTGGTGCCGCCCTTGACGCCCATGTTCAGCAGCTCTTGCTGAACCTTCGCTTCGTTCACGACGATGCCGTATCGCTTCAGGGCTTCATACTCCCCGGTGATGGCAGACCGCAGGGCCGTAAACGCCTCGGAATCCGCAGTGTTGTTGAACGAGGCCAGGTCGACGGAAAGTTGCGTCAGGGTCTCAGAGAACTCCGTACCCTCGCTGTAGCCCATGCCCATTGCCTTGACAATGGACATGGTCGTGGCGAGCATGTCCTGCAGGTCGGTAGTCGCCCGGCCTGCAGCGTCGCCGTAGCTCTCGGCCCACGCCTCAGCGTCGGCGGTCATGCCCTGGAAGACCTGCTCGAACTTGCTCTGCGTCTCGGCAGCGTCGCCGGCAGCTTGGGTGGAGAGCGCTCCGAAGGCAAGCAGGGGTGCCGTGACGAAGAGGGTGAGGTCTTTGCCGATCTGCTTCGCTGCGGCGCCGACCTTCTGGAAGTCCTGGGCGATCTTCGCGGCGGTCTTCTCGGCCGCGTTCTCCAGGTCGTCGAGGTCATCTTCCGCTGCGGCGACGTCGTCCGATAAGGTCGATTTCAGTCCGAGGCCTACGAACAGTTTCTCGATTGCTTCCATCCGTCACTCCTTCGCGTTAATGGCGTTCCATGCTCCCTTCAGGTAGGCCCACTCCTCCTCAGTGCACGCAGCGAACTCGTGGGGGAGTTTCCCCATGGCGGCGCACAGCTGGAAGAGACCCCGGCCGAACTCACTTCGACCGAAAGGACCGGGCTTCTGCAGCCCGCTCCTGAGACGCCTTGAGGACCCCCTGCACGATCCCGCCGATGTCCTCGGGAGCGAACATCCCTGACTCCAGGAACTTGACGGTGATCGACTCGTCGACACAGATGTCGGCGATGAGTTCCAGGAGCTGGCGGTTCGCCGCGGCAGCCCGGGACTGTAGGGCCTCGAGAGCCTCCTGCGCCCCGGTCAGTTCTGCGACGAAGTCCTCCTGCGAGGACCCCCCGGGGCGGTCCTGCAGGCGGATCAACCGCAGGGTCCGGCGCCGGATCTCGGTCGCCGTCCGGACCGCATCGTTCTGAAGGTCCTCGATCTCCCGGACCTCGGCGGCGAGGGGGAGCCGGATCTCAATCTCGATCTCGCCGCCCGAAGAGTCGACCACCAGGGTCTCCCGGCGTTCCATGGCCCGGAGTGTCAGCCGCTCGGCGACCGTCAGCTCCTGGGCGGGCTTCGCCGCGAGTTCCTGCTGCCGCTCAGTGATCCGGGTGGAAAGGGCGGGGTCGTCTACCTGCCCACTCACGAGAGGTCCACCTCGGTGAGGTAGTCCGCCTGGAACCGCATCGACCGCTTGTAGTTGTCCTCGGTCGGGAACTCGCTGTCCAGGCCGGTAGCCCGGGCGCCGACGATAAACCACTTGTACACGATCGTGCCGGCAGCGTTGGCCCGCTTCCCGACGAGCGCCCCGATCTTCCGGACGCCGGTGAACCTCGTCGTGAAGGTCTTCTTCTCGGCCGCAGGGCTGCCGGTGACCTGGTCGCCGATACACATCGCGACGAAGGTCTGGTTGTAGTAGAACTCGCTGAGGTCCGCGGTATTCTCGACCGCTCCGACGGAGTTGAGTTTGTTGGCCTGTCCGTGCACGGCCGCGGTCTTCGTGTCGGCCGATGCCGAGAACTTGACATCGAGGCACGCGGCGACCTGTGTGAGCGTGGTCGCCCCGACATCGATGTAGTAGAGGACGACGACGTCGCCTTCTGTGATCCCGGTGTAGCCGACGAAATCGCAGCCGCCCGCCTCGGTGGCCGGGGTGGCCGAACTGGTCAGATACTCAATAATCGCGGTCGGTGTGCCGTTAACGGTCGCAACGACCGATCCATACTCGGCGGTGCCTGTGAGGGCGAACCCGCCAGCGGTGACGGCAGCGGCGGCGACGGTGATGGTTTCCGTCGTCGCAACGCCGCCGGCATACCACTTCACTTCCTGTCCCCTGGGGACATCAGATCCAGTTATGTCTGCCATAGTTCACGTCCTGAACTCGATCTCGAAGTCGCACGGCACATGGTAGTAATCGGTCTCGTCCTCGAGGAGCCGGGGGGCATTCGTGCACCGGCACTTCGTGACGGTGTAGGCGGTGGCCCCGAGGGTCCACGAGGAGACCTGTTTCTGCAGCGCTGTTCGACTGAGCGCGGAGATGACCGCCTCCGCGACTGCGGTGACTGTTGCCGGCGATCTAACGCCGGCGTGCTCTTCGGGGTCGTCCCAGCACGAGACCTGCACCCGGGCCCGCCGATCGCCCGAGATGTGGGCGTCGAGGACCTCGGAGATCAGCGAGTAGGTCAGGGCCGGGAGCGTGGGTTCGGTCGGCAGCCGGTCCGGATAGATCCGCTGGCCGACGAGGGCCGTAACCCCTGCATTGGCGGCCAGGACCGCTCTGCAGGCGGTGTCGATGAGGCTCACCGCACCGCCTCCCTGACGGTCTTCTGCAGGTCCTTCGCCAGGCCCTGGACGACGTTCACCCGCTCTTTATCCCACGCGGGGCGGAGGAAGGGCCGCGGCGCCGTGCCGGGCTTCGGCCCGTAGTTGTAGTCGTCGGGATGGTCGACGCCGGCTTCCGCCCCTCGACGGCCGGTGCCGTACTCGACGAAGGGGCCGTAATCGACGTTCGTGCCGGTCCGGATCTCGACGCCGTCGTCTGCCTCGACTGCCTGGGTGCCGATGCTGTTCCGGAGCCGACCGCCCGTGTAGCCGGGCCGGCTCTTGCCGACAGGGCAACGCTGCTTCGCCACGCGTTCGACCCGAAGCATGTTCTTTTCGCCGTGGCGGGCGAGCGTCGGCTGCGGGGTGCACTCGGCGAGCCGGTGCAGTTTCCGGGTGAGGCGATCGAGGCCTTCGATCGTGGCCATCAGAACCACTCCATGAGTCTCAGGAGGAGCACGGCCACGCCGCCCCCGATCGCGCCTGACCCGCCGCCGGTCGCAGCAATGCGCCCTATCGACTGGTTGTTCGCAGCCTCCAGGATGCGCACCCTCGCCTCGATGTCGGTCTGAGCTTTCGCGATCGCGTTCACCTCTCCGTAGATGAGGAGCAGGAGTTCGCGATCGGTCAGAGATCCCAGGCTGCTGTCAGGCAGGCTCATCCGACCGCCTCCAGTTCGGCCTTCAGATGCGAGATGGCCGTCGGGCCGTAGATGGCCTTCACCGCCTTGACGGAGTAGGTCTTGTCAAACCCGGCAGGCCCTGCGGAAACGGTGTCCCGCTCGGCGACCGCCGTCCCTGCAGGGAAGAGGACTCCCGGCAACGTCTGGAAGACGCTGCCGCTGTCGAGGTCCAGGCGCCTCGTCATGCTACCGGGGTTCGTGAACCTGCACGCAACGCCGGTCTGCGTCGTCGTGGTGACGCCCGGGACCCCGTAGGCGTCGACCTCCCCGGTGGGCTCCTGGTGCGTGATCGTGCAGGTGTGGATCAGGAGCGCCGGCGGGATCATCCGTTTACCCTCCTGATGCGGGATCCCCGCACCCGGGTCCTGGCGATGTATCGACCGACGGCCTCCCGGCCGAGACCTTCGTGGTAGTCGATCTCGTTCTGGGTGTTGTTCCCGATCGTGAGGTCTCCCCCGAGGTTGAGCGAGTTCGTCCGCTCGTTCGTGAGCCGGGAGCGGTCGACGATCTTGGCGATCGTGAAGTGTACCGACGCAACTTCGAGATCGGAGTCTCCGGTAGTCCCGGTCAGCCCAGAATCCCTAAGTACGGCGTCGATCCGATTATCGGCCTTGGCGATCAAGGAGACAAGCGTGCCCTCGTCGAGCGTCGTCCCGGACTCCAGAACCACATCGGCTGGAAGGGAGTAGGGCATCAGTCCGTCTCCCTCCCGTAGAGGGGCAGCCTGGCAATCGGGATCCGCTTCCGGGACCCTGCAGGGTCCAGAGGAACCGTCTCGACTGAAGTCGGTTTGAGGTGCCCCTGGTCGTCGGCGAGTTCGAGGATCTCGAGTTCGCCCGCCGTGAACTGCGTCCGGTCGTCGGAGGCTTCGGCGAGGTCTCTCTGGTGGCTCTTCGTCAGGTATTTCCCCTGGTTACGTGTGCTGAGTACCATCATCCCGACCTCCTGAAAAAAAGGGGATCCGGGATCAGAACTCAACCCGGACGACGGCGGTCTCGGTGCCGGCGGAACAGCCGAACCGCATGAAGACGTTCGCGGAGTCGAGCTGGTGCAGGTTGTCCTTCCAGTTCTCGATCGTGATGTCCTGGCGCATGCCGACGCCGCCGGCGCCGGAGCCGATGAGGAGCGCCCCGATCTCGCCGTCGGCCGCGTAGCCCCAGGTGTAGGTCCAGGCGCTTGACTCGCCGATCGAGGTATCCGGACCGCCGGCGACGCCGGTCACGCCGACGTTAACCCCGAGCAGCTGCTTCGGCTGGAAGCCCTGCAGGGCAATCTGCTGCCCCATGTAGTAACTCGGGGGGATGAAGTCCTGAAGGACCTTCGCCTCGGCCTCCGGGTGGAGGATCGCACCCACGGGTTCCCAGCCGGCTTCCTTCAGCTTGCCGAGGGCCATCGCGAACGCGTCGAGACCCTGGTCGGTGCCGGCGGTGTCGTGCTCGAGCGCGGAGGTCTTCATGGTCTCCAGGTAGAGCTTCAGGACCTCGTAGTTCAGGCGGTTCTCCAGCCGGTATCCAGTGTTCTCGACCTCCCGCGCCATGACGTCGTACTGCGAGTCGGCGATCATCTCGGCGGTGATCGTGGGGCATTCTCCGTACTTCTCGGCCGCGAAGTCCATGTAGTCGTAGTTCTGGGTACGGCGGCTGAACGGCGCCCCTTCGTTCACCCGCGGAGCCTTGTCCCCGGTCTCGCCCTTCGGCACCCGGAGCGTCTTTCCGGTCATCTTGTACCAGGGGACGATGTCCCCCCGGACGGCGCAGACGGCCCGGGCGCCCTTGATCACGGTGTTGTAAAACGTGGTCGGGACGAGGGCGGTTCCTTCGATCTCGGTCGAGAGGAGGAGCTTCCGGACGGACTGCACCTTCCCCTCGTGGTTCGTGGTCAGTGCGCGGGGGACGAGGGTCGGGTTCTCGGCGAGTTCCTTCTGCCGGCCCATTCCCTTGTCCCACATCTCGAAGTAGGTCTCGAGGAGACGGGTCGGGTCATAGTTGAGCGTGTTCATGTTATACCACCACCGCATGGTCGGAGTAGAGGACAGGTATCGGACAGACGACGATCAGGCCGGTTCCGTCTCCGGGGATATCCTCGATCGCGTAGCCGACGACCCAGGCGTGATGATCGATCGTCGTGTCGTTGGTCGCGTCGATGACCGTCGAGGCGAGATCCGCCCGGGGCGTGAACTCGCAGACGGTGCCTTTCACGGCGTTGGCGTTCGTCATGACGAGGCTGCCGGCGTCGATCCCGGTCGTGTCGTCGGCGACGGCGACCCGGCAGACTGACCCGAGGCCGTAGACGGTCAGCGGTTCCCCGGAGACCGCGTCGTGGCCGGCGATCCCGATCGGGAACTCTCCCGCGGTTTCGTCCATGCAGACGAAGGTCCTGGTCACGCCGGTCGCTGCGTAGCCGACCACCTGGCCGGCCTTGATCGTCTCGCCGGCGAGACCGCCGAGCACGAGCCCGATCTGGTCGACCGGGTTCCGGATCGTCGGGAAGGCGGCGATATCCGTCATCAGAGAGCCCTCCCTTCAGAGGAGATGACCCCGTTCTGGACCCGGACGGGCACTTCGGCAGGGGCGGCCAGTTCGCGGTCTTCGCCCTGGTCGCCGGTCTTCGGGTTCGGCGTCTCCTCGAGTTTCTTGATCCGCTCAAGCGCGGCT